AGAAGCCGCCAAAGCCGGGTCATTAACCGTGTTACCCGGGGCATAAGACATATTGCCGTAACCCTGAGCTGCGATTTGAGGGCCGTATCTTTTAATGGCTTCGTCGCTGGGCCGACCCATATCGCCGCCAGACGATGCGGCTAGGCTGTACACCTTATCGTAGCCGCCGGCTGCATTAAATTCTGAAGTTGGAACGCCGGTCAACATTGACCGGTGGATCATGTCCAGTGCTTGTGATGGGGTTAGGTCGGCCATAATTGATTCTCCTTAGATTCCTGAGCCAGTCTGTAAAGCCAAGTCGCGCTCAGCAGCAAACAGCTCCTTACGGCTGCGCTCCTTCATAGCGGTGTCGGCCAATTGGGCCTTGATCTTCTCAAGGCTAATGTTCTGTGAGTTAGACAGCTTCAGCATCTCGATCTCGCGTGTCATCTCCAGTTGCATGATGTGCAGGTCGGCCTCTTGCGCAGCGATCTGCTGGCGCACCTGTAGCTCTTGCAAGTCGCCTTGATTTTGCAATTGGACTTTCTGCATCTCGGCCTGCGCGCGGACTTGGGCCACAGCCATGGCTGGGTCTGGCGCTGGGCCCTGAGCGGCTGCCTGCTTCTGGGCTTCCTTGATCTGCTCGATCTCTTCCTCCGGTTTGAACACTTCGGCTGGGTCGATGTGCTGGGCCTGCAAGGCTTTCTCAAACAGCTTCTGCGTGTCGAGGTACATGCCGTAGACCGGGTTAGCTCCGGCTGCAAGCAAGTTCAAGAACGATTGGTTCTGGATGTCACGGACCACCAAGGCGCTTGAGCCACGGGCGTCGATTGTGAAGTCGCCTTTGATCTCTTCGTCGTCGTTGTACATCATGTTGTAGTCGTAGTAACGGCGAATGTGGGGCTTGGTGACCATGTCATCAAACTGTTTGACGAGCCTGCGCAAAACCACGTTGGCGCTGTTCATCAACATTTGCATGCCACCGACAGTGTCTGGCGCTGCTCCCTTCTCGCCTTGCATGATAGTAGGCACGCCGGTCTCAGCGTCTGCCAGCTCGGTGGCCATCTTAATGATGCCTGCCAGCTCGGCTTGGTGTGAATTGAATTCAAAGGTCGAGAACGCCTTGCGCACGTCGTCGATGTCGTCGGTCGCATACCAGATCTTGCGGGCAGATAGCTGCCACTGTTTGTCCGCTGGCTGGATGGCCCCGGGCTTGATGACGATCTGTGGACCGCTGGACACGCCGGCGTTGTCCATCATCTGGCGCCACGCCGCGTTCAAGACCTTCTGCTGTGAACGCATGAGGTACGGGATGCCGTAGCCCCACATTGAGCCCGCAACCTTCTCCCAGACGTAGAAGTCGTAGGGTATGTCGCCGCCTTCGAGTGGGTTCAGGAACGCCTTGACCACTGTGTTGTTGATCATGACGACACACGCGCTGATGCTGCGCAGCTCGTCCTTCTCACCCACGGATACCCCCGCAGACTCAAGGTCGTCGTGGTCCACTTCGCCCCAATAGGTCCACATCTCGTAGGTCAAGCGGGCCATGTCGCGCTGGTCTTCGTCGGTCATCTCGCGCAGTGTGGCGGACTGTTTAGGTCCCTCTTCCAACACTTTGCGCAGCTGGTCCTTCAGGAAGCCGGGCTGCTTGGCAAGGTCGCGGATCTGTTTGGCCGTGACCTGTTCGCGCTCGTAGATGCCTTTGCCGTTGTGAATGTTTTCGCCGCAGCCGGGATCTGGCCAGACGTTGCGCGGGTCAACGCGGAACGAAGCAGGGCTGATCTCTTGCACGATCTCAATCTGATGGACCGTCTGGCCCATGCTGTCTGTAAGGGGCTGCCACGCCTTGCGCGTGCGGTTGGTGACAATTGGACCCTTGACCACGCCAGTGCCAAGCACGGCGGCGTCGTGAATCATTTTGCGCAACTCGCTGTTGTAGTTGCATTCGACCAGCTGATCTTCGATCTCGGTCTGCATGGCCAAGGCCTTCTTGTTGGCCATCTCAAGCACAGCCTTAACAACGTCACGAACGCGGACTGGTTGCCCGTCCTCACCCATGACTGGCTGGCCCTGTGGGTCCATGGCCATCTTGTTGTCTTTGCTCATGCCCATCAACTCAGGGCTTGGTGTGGGCTGTATGCCCCAATTGCGGTCGTCGGTCGGCAGCAGAATGTCTGCAAGGCGGGCCTCGGCAGCATTGGTCTTTTGACGCGTCATGCCGATGAACACCGTCGAGCGGTGAGGCTTGGCCATCTGCGTGGTCACAGGGTAGCCCTGCTCCACGCTGGTCATCATCTGACTGGCCGCCTTGGCGATGTTGTCCTTGCCGTTGTACTGGTCCTCGTCCTCAATCCAACGCTTGTCGACGCCGTAAGAGCCGCGCGAACGAATCCATTCGTCGCGTTGGCCACCCAGCGAAGAGCCGAAAGATTGCAGCTTCTCCGCCTTCTTGCGCATCCGCTCTTCTGGATCTTCGTACTCGACTTCGACGTCGATTTGTTGTGGTTGGATTTGCATGGGGTTCAGTCCTCAGCTTAGTAAGGTGCTTTGGCGTAGCGTGCGTGAATGGCCAGAGTGCAGTCAATCGCAACGCTTGTGCCGCTGGTAACTGCGGGGCGAACCCACGCTGGGTTCTCTTGGCTGGTGTGCAAAGCGGCAGCGGTGTAAGCCATGTTCGTTGTGCCGCCGCGCTGGGTCATTGGGTGCCAGTTGACATTGTCATTGGAGCCTTGCCACGTAACCGTGCCGCCGCCAAAGGTGCCTGACACTTGGCAGCTCAAGTCGGCTGCGTAGGCAATAGGAACGCCCGCGCCCACGTCGTTGGTAGCCAAGTCAGCCCATGAGGCAAGGACCGCGCCGGGGACTGAGTTGCGATCGATTGTTGCTGTGATAGTAGCCATGAAAGTTTCCTCTGTTAAGGTTAATCAATACCCAGTGACTGGGTCGAATACGTTGAACTCAAGCGTCGGGGCCATGCGGCTAGAACGCATGCGGCCCTCGGCCTCTTCTTGTGTCTTGGCAAAGCGCCGCATCATCATGGCGTACCGTGTTGCCGACATCAAGTCATCGCTGATTTTAACGACCATACCGTCTTTGCGGTGGTATAGCCTGAATTCTTCAAACCAGTCTTCCAAATGCGAAAACACGCGCAGGCGCATGGTCTGCATGCGGGTCAGCATCTCGGACAAGCCGGCCTCAACGCCGTTGCTGCCGTCCTCGAACGTGGCCCGATTGGGCATCATGTTCAAGCCTTGGTCCTTGTACTGCTTGGCCAGCTGTTCACCAGAACCGCCCTTGTCGCGCTGCAAGCCATCATGGGGCCAAGCCATTGGCACCCACTCGCCGCGCGCTCGTACGGCCATTGAGTGGCCGGCAATGCCCGGTTCGCTGCGTCTGTAGCAGTCGGTCACATAAAGCGTATCGCTGTCGCGATCCCAAGCCATCCACACGACGGCGGTAGGGTGATCGACACCGAAGTCAATCGCCGCAATGCGCGCCCAGTGCGGCGGGATCGGGAAGGCCCGAATCTTGATCGCTTCCTCGACCACGGGAAACACACGGCCAGATCCCAAAATGGGAATGCCCTTGGCCCGTGCTTCGCGTTCGTGCTCAGGGTAGCTGGCAATGATCGCTGCAGCCTGCTCGGGCGTGTAGTGCTCGGCGTCGCTGATCGTCATGTTGGTCACGGTCGATCCGGCTGGTTTCTCCAACAGGTATCGCTTGACAACTTCAGACATACCGAGCAACGGCGTGAAGGTCACGAAGACCTGACCGGCCGTTGCGTTGGTCCGTGTCAAGCCCTCAGAATAAATTGGCAGCGGTGGCTCTTCGTCAAACCACACCAGATCCACAGTGTCGGCCTGCCACTTGGTGCGGCCTTGGTCGTAGCTGTTGAATTGGATCACGCTGTCTTCGCCGCATTCGTGGCGGACCACAATGCTTGACACCGCATCGGGCACGCCCTGCTTCATGCTGGTGTCGCGCACACAGTCAAACGGAATGGCGCCTGTGCCCCACTCCTCGCGCATCTCTGGCGGACCAAGCAGCAAGCGCTGAATGCCCTTGCGGGTCAACTCGGCTGATTCGGATCCAACCATGCACCGAATGGCGTAGTTGTATCGCTTGCCCTTCCACCATGATGGGTAGCGGCCTGTCGTGTGCATCGCGACCTCGAAGGCCCCGGCCCACGTCTTGCCAAGCTGGTTGCCTGCCATGAACAATCGTTCGCGGAAGTCAGCGCCAGCATTGTGAAATTCGATTTGCTTCTTGTACGGCGCATAGGTCAACAAGCGGTTGCGCTTGGCCCTGATGTCCTTTAGGCGCAGCAGCTCGTACAGCTCGCGCTTTTCGTCCTCGTCCAGCAGCGTAGTGTCGATGCGGTCGAGCTGGATCATCTTGCCGCCTTTGCAAGTAGCATGTTCAACCGATTGTCCAGCTGCTCACTGGTCAGGTCCAGCGTGCCGGACATCTTGACCTCAATGCTTTTCAGCTTTGGTTGCGTGTATTGCAGAAACTCATTGAGCGTTCGCATGCGCGTGTCAACGTCAAGCAGCGGGATCATGACCGCCTTGCCTTCGTTGTCCAACACCTGATGGCCGCCACGCATCATTGGGACCGTGGCCTTCAAGGCCTTGGCAATCTCAACGGCCGGATCGAGCCCCTCTTCAATGCAGGCTTCTGCAACAGCGCGAAGGTTGATGCGGTGCGGCGCGCTGCTCGTGCTGGCGCTCTTGCTCACTGGGTGAGCACGGCCAGTCTTGGCCGATGTCGGAAACGCCAGATCGTCCATGGTCGCCAGCTTTGGCGGCGCCCCGGCTAAGTCGGCGTTGCGACTTGGGTTTCGTCTACTTGCCATTTTTCATTGCTCCCCGCACAAGGCCTTCGTTGCGCGCGCTGATCG